GAAACTAAAAAGAAAATTTCAGAATCTCATATGGGAGAGAAAAATCATTTTTTCGGGAAAACTCATTCTGAAAAAACAAAAAAAATTATGAGCGACATAGCAAAAAATAGGAAAAAAATAAACTGCGAATGTGGAAAATTAGTCACACTTCAAGCAAAAAATAAATACCATAAAGAATGTAAAAATTTAAGCAATTGGAATAATTAAAAAATGCTGAATAACGCACATTTCTACTACAAGCTAATGCGCAAGTACGTTGTGATTATGGGCAACATGTTCAATAACATCAACGTCATTAGGTACGAGAAGGATTCGGACGTTGAAATCTCGCGGTTCAAGGTGCCCATTTCCTATGGTCCCAAGGATAAGTTTGTCACTCGATTCGAATCTGATCCTGATCTGATGAAAGAGACTCAGACGATTCTACCTCGCATGTCGTTTGAGCTTACGAAGATCGAATATGATCCTCAGCGCCAACAGAATCCCCTTGCCAGATCGGCCAAGGGTAATGGAACAACCACTGCCAAATCTGCATTCATGGGCGTGCCCTATGATTTCATGTTTGAGGTGAACCTTTACGCCAAGACAATCGATGACGGTAACCACATCATCGAACAGATTTTGCCGTACTTCAATCCAGACTATACTGTCACGGTGACTCCTATCGCGGAGCTCGGATTCATGAAGGATATTCCTATCATTCTGACTTCGGTGACTCAGAACATTCAGTATGAAGGAAACTTCGATCAGGTCCGCTATGTGTACTGGACACTGACGTTTACCCTTCGAGGATATCTGTTTGGTCCGATCACAACACCAAAGATCATCCGCAAGTCGATTGCCAACATCTTCAATGATCCCAGCTTGGTTGCTGGTTACGTTGTCAGAATGAACATGGCAAACGGTAACAATGGACGATTCATGACCAATGACACAGTATACCAGGGATCGAACTATCAGACGGCCAATGCATATGGTACCGTGCTGACGTGGGATGCGAACACTGCAAAGCTGATCATTGGCGGTGCCCAAGGACAGTTCAAGGTGGACAACATCATCCGCGGCATGAGCACGAATGCTGCATACACACTAGAATCCTTCGAGACAACGCCACTTAAGTTGGCAACGATCACGGTCGAACCTGATCCGATCACAGCACAACCAGAAGACGATTTTGGATACACCACCACTATTGTCGAATGGCCTTTGACCTCGAATACATAATATGGAAGAAACAATGGACACAAACAAAGCACTGGCGAAAACGCTGGGTATAGAAATCGAAGAAGTGGACAAGCCAAAGAGAATCAAGAGAGAAGCCAAGAAGGTTCCTCCGACGGTTCTGGATGACACCACACAGGACCAGGCAGAGGATTACTCGCTGGGACGTAGCACACTTCGCAATCTGATCGATACTGGTGTGTCGAGCCTCGAGGACATGAAGGACCTAGCCAGACAGTCGGAATCTCCACGGGCATATGAAGTCATGTCGACCATGATGAAGACTATAGCTGAAATGACCAAGGACCTTTACGATCTGCAAAAGAAGACCAAGGACCTCAAGGACATTTCTGATCCTCGTCGTGAGAAGGATCCAGATGGTACCATCCATGTCGAAAAAGCTGTTTTTGTCGGCTCAACCTCCGACCTCCTTCGCAAGATCAAGGACGAAAAATGAAGTCATTTAAGACCTACCTCCAAGAGGAAGAATACAGAGGATCACATGAGGCACCAGGTCCAGAATCTGGTGCGCCTATGCATAACCTCAAGGGAGTGTATCCTGACGACTTTCATAGTCATGAAGGGTTCAGATACTATGCCGATCAAGGAAACCACTATGATCGTAAATCTTACGACACCGCGCGAAGGGTGAAGGACAAGCCAGACGACATGGTATGGATTCACAGAGCAGTGCCCAAAAGTGTTCATAAGGAAGCTCTGAAAAAAGACGCGCCCCTAAAGCATATGATCAGACCTGGAGACTGGGTCACCACGTCTAAGGACTATGCCAAGGAGCATGGTCATGACCACCTGAAGGGTGACTACCATATAGCTTCGATGCGCGTGCCAGCCAAAAACCTATACACTGACGGCAACTCAATTCACGAATGGGGATACCATCCAGGATGAAGTCATTCAAGCAGTTCCTTAATAGGAAGGTTCTTTCAGTTTCAGCCTTGGCTAAGAAGCACAAGGTAGAGCCCGACTATATTCGTCGGCAGCTAGAACGAGGTATCAAAGTTGAGCACGAGCATACCACCAAGCTCCGTGTCGCGAGGCAGATCGCTTTGGCGCATCTTGGTGAGGACCCAGACTACTACAAGAAACTTAAGAAGGTGGAAAAGAAGAAATGAAGACGTTCAAAAAAATCCTTAGCAAGCTGAGAGGGAAAAAAGAACCTGGAATATCCAATAGACCAGGAATATCAGTTTTTCATGGCTCATCTGAACCAAGATCATCCTTGGCCCTTCCAAAAGTGGTTGACAAGAGAAACGCCGATGGACATGCCACTTATCTATCGACTTCGAAAAACGAGGCATCAGATTACGGTAAACATATCCATCATGTAACTTTTCATGCAACCCATGACGAACTTGTTAATCTAGACGGTCCACATGGATCGCAACCGAAAGCCGTCAAAGAAGTGTTGGCAAAACACAAAATACCAATTGGAGGCGGAGGAGAACATTCGTATCAAAAGACCGCAATAGGTCTGGACTACTATCACAGGCTGGCACATAAGCTTGGCGGAGACGATAAAGCTAGTGCTGAGTTCAGAGCGCATGGCATTAAAGGAGGATACGGAGAATCATTGCCAAAATCAGGCGAAAAGACAACCGTATATTCTTCCTATGCACCTGAAAAAGACACCACTGTGCATAAGGTAGAAATGGCAGAAAAGAAGAAATGAAGACGTTCAAGCAGTACATGACTGAGAGCAAAAGCGCATCCGAATTTCATCATAAGCTGTTCAATGCAGCCGACGATATTGACGTTTTTCATGAGGCGCCAGGTCATGTAAAATCTGAGATAGAGAAACACGGAGTGAAAGGCACATATGGTGTATTTGGCACGATAGGAGAGCCCAGCGGATTCGTCCAGGGTAAGAAAACTGTCGTCCATATGAAGATTCCATCCGCACTCCATCATCACATTGAACCCGACATGCGGTATGACTCAAAGGATCCTCATGCAGCTTTCATGAAGGAGCATCCAAATATGCGCGGTGGCGACGTTTCCATAAATCTCAATAGAATACCAAAGCAATGGATCCATAAAGTGGAAGAAAAAGACTCATGAAAATCGCTGGTTACAATGGTAATCCAAAACTTCGGAGAGCGTTCGTTGATATCGCCCTGACACAACGTCAGGTGGACGAGTTCAAAAAATGTGCCAAAGACCCAATCCACTTCATTCGAAACTACGTCAAGATCGTTTCACTTGACCGCGGTATAATTCATTTCGATCTGTATCCATTTCAGGCTGACATGATCACGAAGTTCGTGAATAATCGATTCGTGATATGCAAGATTCCTCGGCAGAGTGGTAAGACCATTACTACAGTGGCGTTTCTCCTGCATTCTATCCTGTTCTCTGAGAACTACAATGTGGCTATCCTGGCTCACAAGGGCTCTGCAGCCAACGGTATCCTTCAGCGTCTCAAGTTGGCGTATGAAAACCTACCACCATGGCTCCAGTCGGGCATCATAGAATGGAACAAAGGAAATATTGAACTTGAAAATGGATCGAAGATCAGCGCACACGCCACATCTGCCGACGGTCTCCGTTCTGGTTCATACAATGCGATCCTCCTTGACGAGTTCGCATTCGTCGCCAACAACATCGCCGAAGAGTTCTTTACGTCAACCTATCCCGTGATCACGGCTGGTACCAAGACCAAGATCATCATCGTTTCGACGCCCAAGGGCATGAACCACTTCTATAACATGTGGGTTCGCGCAGAAGCTGGGAAGTCGGATTATCTGCCTATCGAGGTTCACTGGTCGGCGGTGCCTGGACGTGACGAGGCTTGGAAAGAACAGACTATCAGAAACACCTCCGAGGAACAGTTCCAGCAGGAGTACAACACTGAGTTCCTAGGAAGCTCAAACATCCTGATCAGTCCGACCAAGATGAAGCAGCTAATCGTCAACCAGAAGGATCCAGCAGAGAAAGACGGTCTCCTGGATATCTATGAGCAGCCGCAGCCAGGTCACACATATGCTATGACGGTGGACGTTTCCGAAGGGCTGGGGCTTGACTATTCGACCTTCGCCGTCATTGACGTTACCTCGATTCCATACAAGCTGGTTGCCAAATATCGAAACAACAAGATAACGCCGATGCTGTTCCCGACAGTCATCCTACAGGCAGCTATCAAGTACAATGAAGCGTTTGTCCTGGTGGAAATCAACTCCATCGGTCTCCAGGTCTCGGACATTCTCCATTTCGAGTTCGGCTATGAAAATCTGATCAAGATCGAAACCAAGGGCAAGCAGGGACAAATCCAGTCTGGTGGCTTCAAAAAGAAGGTGGCATATGGCGTCAAAACTACCAAGCAAACCAAGGCCATCGGGTGTGCCAACCTCAAGACACTGATCGAATCTGACAAGCTGATTGTGTATGATCCAGACATGATCAAGGAGTTTACCACGTTCTCGGTGAACAAGCAATCATACTCGGCCGAAGATGGATCAAATGACGACTTGGTAATGACCCTGGTCCATTTCGGCTGGCTGACTTCCCAGAGATATTTCAAGGAGAACATCAACTCGGATATCCGTCAGGCTATTCAGAGAGAGCAGATGAATATCATGGACACGGACCTGGTACCATTTGGAATCATTGACAATGGCATTGACGATCCGTTCAAGGAGAAGAGGGTCAAGGATGCTGAGCTTTGGGTGGATGAACGAAACTCGAAATATGACATGGGGAATGTGAATCTGGACTGGTTGACCAATCGATGGAGGCTATAAAGAACGTCGAAACTCTAAATAATACACAGTAATGGGACATCCGTAACCCCTTATACAAGGAGTAATAATAAATGGCGTTTCAAATCTCTCCGGGAGTCAATGTCAGTGAGATTGACC